TTGGTTGGCTGATGACAGTTGCCGTTACAACTCTCAGATCAACCCTTGCGACTGCGTTAACTAACGCAGGGGTTTGGCAGGTGTTTTCGTACCCACCTGCCACGCCCATTGCAAATTCAGTTATTGTGCAGCCCGATGATGTTTATATTGAACCATCAAATAATATTTACTCAAGCGTTGCGCCAAAAGTTAATTTTAAGATTGTTATGATAGTTCCAATGTTTGACAATCAAGGAAATTTAAATGGTATTGAAGATATGATTGTTGGCGTGTTTAATAAGTTAGCCGCATCAACAACATTAAAAATAAGTGTTGGCAATACATCTGCACCAACTGTTTTATCAGGAGTTGCAGGTGAAATGCTTACGAGTGAGATGTCCGTCTCAATCATGACAAGTTGGAGTTAAAATGAGCGAAATTATAGATGTTCCTTCCGAGGACAAGGCTTGGCTTGAAAAAGTCGGGCAAGTAGCACCTAAGCCAAAAACCGTATCAAAGAAAGATGAGGAATAACCAATGGCTGTATTTCTAAATAACAAGGTCGGCGTAAAGGTTAATTCCGTTGACCTTTCTGACCATGTGACCGCCGTCACATTAAACCGTTCATTTGATGAACTTGAAGTTACGGCAATGGGTGACACAGGTCACAAATTCGTAAAAGGCTTGGAAGCCTCAAGTGCAACAATTTCCTTCCTAAACGATACTGCTTCAGCAAATGTTCTTGCAACACTTCAGGCTGCATGGGGTACTTCAGTAACCTGCGTATTTCTACAAGAAAAAGGAACTGCTGTAAGCGCAACAAACCCTCTTTACACATTTACTGCCCTAGTAAATAACACAACCGACATTAACGGTGCTGTTGGCGATCTAGGCACTCAGGATGTAACATGGACTATCAATGGCGCAGTTGCCGTTGCTACAACAGGTACATTCTAAGGAGTAATAAATGATTAAACTCAGAGTGACAAAGGCTTCAGGGGAAGTATCAGATTACGATATTACCCCTGCACTTGAGTACGCATTTGAACAACAAATGAAAACTGGATTTCACAAGAGGTTCAGAGATGAAGAAAAACAGTCGGATGTCTATTGGCTTTCATGGGAAGCCGAAAGACGCGCTGGCGTAACCGTTGCACCATTTGGTGACAAGTATCTAGAAACTCTATCCAAGGTAGAGATTATGGATGCCGACTCCCCAAATGGGTAACGCGGTATGACTTTACTTATTTAGTTGCTTCTTTAGCAGTTGAAACTGGCATACCGCACTCAGAGTATTTAAAAATGGATAGGTCATTGTTTTTAGCAACAATTGCTTATCTCAAAGACAGAGCAAAAAAGGTGGAAAATGCCAGTAGAGGTAAAAGGTCTCGTTGAGACAAAAATAGCCTTAAAGCAATTTGCGCCGGATCCGTTGAAAGAAATGAATAAAGAAATTCGGACTGCATTAAAAGTTGTAGTCAAGGATGCGCAGCAACATGTAACCCCTAATGTTATTGGTTTATATGGTTGGCAAGATAAAGGCAATGTTGTTGTATCGCGTAGAAAAGCAAAAACATTTGGTGCGCCCAACCTTGATGCGTTTCCTAAATATAACCCTTTAGTTATTCGCAAGGGATTAACTTATAGCATGGCAGCATCAAGAAGGAATAGTGCAGGATTTGTTGGATTTTATAGATTGTTAAACAAGTCTCGCGCTGGCGCAATTATTGAAACTGCTGGTCGAAAAAACTTTAACGGAGACCCACAATCTCAAAGCAACAATCCTAATGCTGGCGCACATTTTAATCGCTCAATTCAAGGTACTTACGGTGGGTTTAAATCCATTGGTAATCGCAGACAAGACCAAGGAAGATTGCTTTATGCTGCATATTTTAGAGATCAAGGCAAAGTTATTGACGCAGTATTTAAAGCAATAAAGAAAGCAGAAACTACACTTAAATCTAGATTGGCGTTGGCAGCATGACAATTGATATTCCAATAGTCTCCACCTATAAAGATAAAGGTGTTAAACAGGCACAAAATAGTTTAGATAAACTTGCTGGTAGTGCAAAAAAACTGGGTCTTGCTTTAGGTTTAGCCCTAAGCGTTGGCAAGGTAGTTGCATTTGGTAAATCATCCGTTGCTGAATTTCTTGCTTCAGAAAAAGCCGCAGCATCATTACAAAATACTCTTAAGAATACTGGAAATCTCTTAGCATTTCCCGATGCAGAAAAAGGAATTAAAAACCTAGCAATGCTAAGCGGCATTGCAGATGACTCATTAATGCCATTATTTAGTCAATTGTATTTGGCGACAGGTGACATTAGCAAGGCAATGAAAGATTTAAACCTTGCAATTGATGTTTCAAGAGGCAGTTCAAATGAATTAGGTACAGTAGTTGATGCGTTAAGCAAAGGATATGCAGGCAATACTAAAAGTTTAGGTAATCTTAACCTTGGATTAAGTAAAGCCTATCTTGCAACAGGTGACATGGTTGGAATTCAAACCGAGTTAAATAAAACATTTAGCGGTGCTTCAGCAGCATACCTTGATACTTATGCTGGCAAGATTGCAGTATTAAATAACCAATGGAATGAAACTAAGGAAATTGTTGGTCAAGGTTTAGTCATGGCTTTCCAAGAAGCAACTGGCAATAACGGCATTGGTGGCATGACAAGCGCAATGGAAACTTTTGGTTATACAATTGATGCAGTCTTAATAAAATTAGGCAAAGCATCAACTGGCAACTTCTTAGATACTTTAGGGCTTGGATTTATCAATGCAACATTAAGTGCAACAGTTAAAGGGTGGAATTACCTACTTGGAGTTGACGAAACACGCCTTGCAATTCAGAATGAAATTTGGAAAGCGAACACTAAAACTTATGAATTAGCAGCCAAAACAGCAGCAGATCAGGCAATGAGAAATAAAGAATATCTTGCATTTTTGGCAAAACAAAAGAAATTAACAAATGCTGCTGCAACAGCCGCTAAGAAAAAGGCAGCAGAAGAAAAAGCATTAAAGCAAGCAAGCAGCCTATTTAATATGGATGAAATTCAAATATTTGCAGCATTGCAAAATCAAATTACAGACAATGAAAAACTGCGCCTGTCTTTACAATTAGCATTATTGCAAAACAATGCTAGCGAGGCTGAAAAGTTAGCAACTCAATTAGCAATTTCCCAATTACAAACTACTAACTTGGCTCAAGCAATTTCTAAAATTCCTAAAGCATTAAATCCATTTGAAGGTTGGGGAAGTGAGATTGATAATTTACTTGCCAAAATGATTCAAATGTATAAATTGTTACAAACACCAACAACTGCGGTAATAACAAACCCATCAACAAGTTCAACCGCTTTAGACCCAAATCATTATGACTCTCAAGGCAGATATATTGGTACGCCTTTTGGTCAAGCAGGTTCTAATGTAAGTACATTAATTGGTTCATCGGGTGGATATGACATGGGATTGAATTATGTAGGAACTCCATTTGGTCAAGCGGGAAGTGCGCCAGTAGTAAATAATTATACAATCAATGGCGCAACTGCCGATTTAGTGGAACAACTAAGACTTGGTTTATTAGACTTATCTGCTCAAGGTTCATTTAGCACAATCAATTCAAGGGCTTAGTAATGGCATTACCAGCAACAGTATCGGTTAGCCTAAACTTTAGTTCGGGCGCAACTTTTGGTAACCCATTTACAATTGGAGATCCTGTTAATGGTGTTCTTGGAGTTGGTATTCTTTCCGACCAAACTGCACCAAGTTTAATTATTGACTTAACAGATGTAACTAGAAACATATCGATTAGGCGTGGTCGAAATGTTAGCCAAGATACTTATGAGGCTGGAACTGCAACTGTTAGAATTTATGATGTTGATGGTCGTTTTAATCCACAAAACACATCGTCTGATCTATATGGTTACTTAACCCCATTAAGAAAGTTAAGAATATCTGCTGCGTATAACAATATTTCATATTATTTGTTTAGCGGTTACACAACTAATTATGCTTATAGTTATGACCAAGCAGAACAAGTTGGTTATGTAGATATAACCGCAAGTGATGCTTTCCGTCTATTTAACCTTGCCGCTATTACTACCGTTGCGTCTGCAACTAATGGACAAGATACTGGTACGCGAATTGGTAAAATATTGGATGAAGTAGATTTCCCAAATTCAATGAGAACTATCTCAACTGGAAATAGTTTATGCCAAGCCGACCCTGCAACAAGTCGCACTACTTTAGCAGCCCTTAAAAATGTGGAATTCTCAGAACAAGGGGCTTTTTATTGCTCACCCGAAGGCAATATGATATTTAAGAATAGATCACAAACAATTGGCAGCGCAGGTAATACACCAATTGCATTTAATCAAACAAGTGGTATTCCCTATAAAACGCTAAAATTTGCTTTTGACGATAAATTAATTATTAATCAGGCTAATGTAACTCGCGTTGGTGGCACAACTCAAGTTCAAACCGATCTTGATAGCGTTGCAACTTACTTCCCACATTCCATTACTCAGGCTGACTTGGTTGTTCAAACAGATACGGATGCTGCCAACATAGCAGCAATATTTGTTGCCACTAGATCAACAACAACAATACGAATTGATGAAATGACTATTGACCTACTTGATACAGAAGTACCTACTGGCACAATTTTAGGCATGGATTATTTTGATAATGTACTGATAAATAACATTCAACCCGATGGCTCAACCATTGAAAAGAATTTACAAATTCAAGGCGTGGCATGGGATATTTCAGCAAACAGGTTTTTAGGCAGTTTTACCACCCTAGAACCTATCGTTGATGGATTTATTATTGGGAACTCCACCTATGGGGTTCTTGGCGATGATATACTTAGTTACTAACAAGGAGATAATATAATGGCAACAGGCTTTCCAGCAGCAACAGGCGATGTTCTTTCGGCGGCAATGTTCAACGGACTTACCGCCTTCACTATTGGTTCAGATCAAACAGCAGATTACACCGCCGTTTTAACTGACCAATATCAGACTTTAGTACCAATGAATAAGGCAACTGCCGTTGCTTTTAAGATACCAACAGACGCTTCAGTTGCCTTTCCAATAGGAACAGCAATTACAATCCTTAATAAAGGCGTAGGCGCAGTAACTATTTCCGCCGTTACTTCAGGAACTACAACAATTAATTCGGGCGGAACAGTTCCAGCCGCACCAACTCTTGCTCAATTTAAGTCAGCCGTTTGCATTAAAACTGCTGCAAACATTTGGTATGTGGTAGGCGGAATTGCTTAATATAATTTCAGGCACTTTATCAACTGGCGCACCACCAGTATCTCCTACCTCTTACGAATCTATTTCAACAGTAACAGTAGGTTCAGGTGGTAGTTCAACCATTACATTTAGTT